GGGATCGCGGAAGTACATGATCGACTGGCCTTGCGTCCGAGCAGTCTTGGTCAAGAAGGTGCGCTTCATGGCCTCGGCGATTGCTTGGATGACTGGTTCGATCGTCCGGTTGAAGTAGTTCAACATGGCCTTTTCATCGGCCGTGCCGTTCATCACTTCTTCCGTCAAACCCAGTTGGGCATAGAGCAACTTCGTGAGGTACTCGATCTGAGTCAGAAGATTGTTCTCAGCCGGACGATTCAGCTGAGTGATCTTCTCGGTTCCATCTGTGTAGGCGATGCCGTACTGGCTGCCCTTCAGCTGGACTTCGATATCCTTCCGACGCTGTTCTGCCTGCTCTCTTCGAGCTTCCGATTTGATCACGTAAGGAAGCTGAATGATCATATCGAGTTTGCCGGAACTGGTCTGTTCGTCGACCGAGTCCAACATGCTGAGCTTCCGCATGAGCCTCTGAAGAGTTGAGTTCGGCTCGTTCATCACGGAATACAAAGGATTCTCGACGATCGCCGTTGTCTTCTTAGGGACAACTATGTCCTTGCGTTGACCATCTCGTTCGTCGTAGAGACTGACTCGAACGTAATCGGAATACCAATCTACGACCCTACCAACTCGCATGGAGTTGATGATGTAGCTTGCAGAATCTGACGGATTGATGTCAGTGTCGACCGGAACGATCGCAATGGCACCTTCTTCGAACAAAGTCTGAGCTATGTCTTGACGGAACTGCCGTCCACCTTGGTCGATGTTAGCTTCGACTGTCAAACAATCCTGAAGACCACTGACTCGGTCATTGAGGTATCGCCCATCGCTATCGAGTTGGACGTGTCGAATGTCGATCGCCGAAACATCGATTGCCAAGCGAGTGTAGATAGACGATATGATGGATCGCTCATTTGCGAATCGCGCTCGGTTCCGACTCGTCGAAAGAGCGCTGCCCCATCCCTGACTGTTCTTGTGTAGACCGTCAAGATAACTCGGATCGGTAAAAAGGTTCCAGCTGTGTTTCAGACCTTCCTTCACGCGGGTAAGCAAGCTTACCATGTGTCACCTCCTCTCTGCGAATATGCTCGGCGCTAACCGATGCCCATGTCACGAAGGAGGTTCTGGGCCTTCTTCATACCCTCAGGGTCCTTGATTTTCTTGTACGCCTGCTTGCTCTTATCGACGACGATCTTGTCGATACCGGCTTTGTGAGCATACAAGGCACCACCAACAGCGATGGCGGTAGCTGCCGAAGCGTACTGCGAGTTGCCGTTGAGAATGTGGCGCGTGCCGCGAATTCCTCGGCCGGCACTCTTCTTGACGTTTTGCAACTTGCGTTCGCTACGCGCCTTTTCGGCGTGCTTGGACATGTCCTGTTTGGCGAGGTGATGGTCGAAGGCCCTCTTGTAAGCGGGGTCCTTCTGACTCTTGGCCTCGACGGCAGCCTTGATGAGCTTTCGCCGAGTACCGGCGCCTTCGCCGTAGAACATCTTGGCTCGAGCGAACTCCTTGGCATCACTCTTGGCCGCACTGTTGGTTTTGCGGGAAACGCTCGCGGGGCCGTCGTGCCTCACTCCCCAGTGCATACCCTTGACGCCAAAGTGAACCAACTCCTCCATCGGAGGGTTCGCTCCGGTAACGATCTTCACGTGTCACCTCCCTCACAGAGTCGTGATCTTGTGGACCCCTCCACGGGACTTCTTGGTGTAGGTAGGTCCGTTAGTGGGCTTGTATGGAAGGCCCATGACTTGCGCGGCGGCAGATCGTCCACGCTCAGTCTCGGCCTTAACCGCGATGTGCTGAACGATGACGTCCTTGTTGGCAAGCAGGATTCGAGCGGCCTGAACAGCGCCGATCGCAATGGCACCCTTGCCGAGGCTTCTCCAAGCTTCTTGCTGTCGAGCTTTGTTGAGCGTCTGCCCCTTGTTCATCCGACGGTTGATCCGCTTAACTCCACCCTTGCCGTGAATCTGCTGATCTTCGGCTCGATGGCGAGGAGAGTATTGAGCATTGGAGGAATCGCCAGATTGCTTACGAACACCCCAGCGCATTCCCTTGACTCCATGATGAGAGATTTCACTTCCCATTTTGGCGTCAACCCTTGTTCGGAACGAAGTCCGACTTCGTGTGTATGGAGAGACCGAGTTCCAGAACGTTTGTCGTTCCGTAAGCCTTGAGGATGTCGGAAACCTTCGCCTTGCCGATCGAGAGCCGTTCGATCTGTGCTCTCTTGTTGGCCGCACGACGAGCTGCTTCGTTCTTCAGACCGCCTGATGCGACCAAACGAACCGCACTCGATCCGCCTAGCGTGACGGTCTTGTCGAGGAGTGAACTCTTCCCGCTGGCAACGCGCTCGTTTCGAGCTGCTCGAACGTTGAGTTGACCGGTACGAGCTTTACGCACGCCCCAACGCATGCCCTTGACGCCGTGATGGGTCAGATCATCTCGCGAAGGGTTCTCCTGTTGTGTCACTCGAAGGCCTCCTTATTGGCCTTGTAGGCGATGTAAGCATCCATCATTGCAGCGACATTGTCGATCTTCGCGTCCTGCCGCTTTTTCAGGAGCTTGCGGTTGCCGTTGGTGTCCTCCATGGTGATGGCGTTACCCATGGCGAATGTCATGAGCGCTTGGTCAAAGACAAGCAGTCGTTGTCCACTCAGAATTTTGAGTTCTCCAAGCGGGACCGATTCTGTCTTGGCTCCCTGGATGACCTTCTCGATGCCATACGGTCCGTTCTCTGCTTCCCAACGCTTCACAAATTCCTTGGCGTTGTAAGGGTCGAAACCGAACGTACGTACATCGTATTCTTGCTCTTGGATGAAAGCATCCAGGTCGTCGTACACCTGCATCATGTCGAGGACAGTGCCTTCAAGAACGTGCAAACTGCCTTCGTTGATGAACTCCTCATACTTCTGACGCATGGCTCCCGGCAGCTGCATCAACGTCAATGACGTAATGTAGCTTCGAGTTTTTACTCCGAAACCCTCTCGCAGTGGAAAGAGGAATGAGAAAGCGCAGAAGTCGTCACCTTGGGAAAGGTCGGCGCCAAGAGAACAAGGCATCTTCCAGAACTCATTATGACGATGAGGCAGGGTTTCTTCGTAAGTGAAGAAGTACGTGTAACCCTCCATCGGTATGCCAAACCGCTTCGCCAGAATGTCATTCCGGGAAGCCGGGGCTTTTTCGGCTCGTTCAACATCGAGTTGATAGGTTTCATACGTAACCGTCTTCCCGAGGTTGGGATTCGCCTTGGGCCACATGGCCGGATTGGCGACTTCCTCAAGCTCATCCAACTTGTAATGCCAGATCGAAACGTGAGGCGCCAGATACTCACCTTTGAGGATATCGGCGAGCTCCATCTTGATAGTGTCGCCACTACCATTACGAACCGTTCCTTCTGAAGAAATGGCTACGATCAGATAATCGTCAAGCTTTGTCGCACCCTGTTCGATGGCGCCGACGACGTCCTCTCGGATATCGCCTGAGAGCCATTCGTCGATCGTTGAGATCTTGGGTCGAAGACCCTGAAGCTTATTGACCGACATGGGTCGAACTTCTAGCAATGAACCTGTCAAAAAATTCTCGACACCTTTCTTAGTCGAGGCAAGTTTGACGCGGTTCGCTCTTGAGCCCGTGGTATTCTGCAGCGATCCTTCAGTAAGGAACTTGAAAAGCGGACCCCGGGATCTTGTGATTGCAGTGCGGAAAGGCGACATCACCTCGTCGGCCTGCTTCATCGTGGGGGCCGTTGTGATCTGATGTGTCGTGGACGTGTCAACATTCAGAAAATAGCTCTGTATGCATTCTGCGTACATCGACTTAGCCGCACCTCGGGCAACTATGAGATACTGCTTCTTGGTAAGACGTTTGCGAACTGTCTTGTTGACGTACTTGCCGCCATGGTTGTCGGGAGACGGCACATAGACGCTTCGATTTTCGAAGTAATACCACCCGAATATCTGCTCAGCCCAAACCTTGAACGGCGGCAGAAGATGGAGGTCACCTCCGTCGGTCAGAGTAAGTTCGTTCTCACAGTAGAGAATGAACCCTTCGACCGGACCATCGTCGTAGTAGATGTTCGGGTTGGCGATGAGTGCGTCGATGCGATTCATCTCCATCGAGATTTCCCGATTGACTGGGATCTCTCCACGCATGACTGCGTCACGGAATTCGCCGTAATACTTCGGCATTGCCGTGTTCGACAGGGTCATCGTCTACCCTCCCTTCTAGTTTATGTTTGTGAAGTGATTCTTCGGGCGAACCAGATCCAGAGCAGCACCGCCAGGGTTGGTGTAAACCTTGACTCCGAATTTCGCTGCCTTGAAGCTCTTCTTGAGCGCTTTGCCGGTCGGACTGTTCATGAACTTGTGTACGTCGTTGACGGTCTTGCCGAGGTTCAACATCTGCTTGACGGCGGCATGACCGCGTTCGAGTTCGTTCGCCTGCTTGCCACCGGGTGTCGACATCAGCCTGGAATACTGCTGTTCCAAATTGAGTCGATTGACGACGTTCTGAAGTTCGTGGTTCGACAGGGAATCGGTGCCGCCCTTGCCGATCTTGACGAAGGCTTTTTCGACGTTCTTGGCGTCCTCAGACACCCGAGGCTTCGGAGCGGCCTTGGCCGCCGGAGCGGAACCCTTGCCTCCCGAACCACTCTTACGAACGCCCCAGTGCATCCCCTTGACGCCGTGATGACTCATGTCTTCACTCATCAGGAAGGAGCGGCCTCGTTCGATTTGAGACATGGCCACCTCCATTTCGTAGGGCTTGAGTTGGAACGTGGGTCCTGTGGAGTTGCCAGTCCACAGAGCGATCCGATCGAAACTGACCGAATAGATTCGGCCGTCGTAACCATCGGGGGTTTTCTTCGCCGGAGCAGTCGGATACCCCAACGTCAGATGCGGAGCCCACTCGGGGAACTGATCTGTTGAGAGATACGCCTTTGCGATTAGATCGTTCTGAAGCAACTGAGTTCGAAACGTTGCTACGTCCTTTGTCCAACGCTTGTCGAAAAACAGAACGTCGGCGTTCTCGTTGCCTAGTACTCCTCGACTCTCGACATCGAGACTGAACAGAGACATTTGAGATGCGGCGTGTTCGATGAATCCCGTGACCAGATCCAGCTGCGTCTGATCCCATCCCGGATCTCCTAGATAGAGGATGGTCAGATGAGCCGCAGGTTCGCTGGATATCTTCTGAACTGGATCGTAAGGCGAGGGAAGAGCTACGACGATCATCGACTTGTCGTCGTGAGCTAGACCATTCAGTCCCACCACGTCGTCGAAGACGTGACGGTAGGCGGTGCGGGATCGACCCATGAGTCTCCCTCCCTCATGATGCTCATTCGCACTTCGAGTTCCTGGATCTGCTTGTTCATCGACTCGATGACGAACGACGTCTGCGGTGGGTCGAACATGAGACGCACTCTGAGATAGAGATACGTCTTGACCATGTTCAGACGCTTGTCGGCTTCTTGGAGCTGCAAGTCCGTGTAGACGCTGGAGCCATCGACTTCGACTTGTCTCACCTTGAGGAAATCGTCCCACGTAGGTGCGGAGTCCTCGATCATGAAGCCAGCGACAGGCCCTATGCCCAACTGGTTGAGCACGGAAAATACAGTGTTGGTATGCATGATGATGTCGGGATCGAAACTCGTGTCGAGTTCCGTGATGCCGACAATCTTCTTGACGCTGGTGAGTATGCTGCCGTCAGCCACGTGGGAAACCTCCTCTCAGATATGGCAATTCAGGAAAGTCGGTTGACTTCCTTCTGAACGGTGCTGGCGTTGTAGCCGGCCTTGGTGAGACGCTCGACTCGGTCAGTGCCGTTGCCCCACTTGCCCGCGATGACCTCGTGGGCGATCTCGTTGATCGACTTGCGGGCGGGCTTGGTCGTGCTGGAGAGCAGACGATCGACCTCGGCCTGGATGGTCTTGGGGTCGTACCCGGCCTTCTCCAAGTTCTTGATGCGGGTGTCGCCGTTCCCGTACTTCCCTGCGATGACATCACGAGCGATGTCGGAGATGGACTTGCTCGGCGGCGGGGTGGTGGGGTGCGGGGAGGAGGGGGAACTCGTGTCGCTCTCGGTGTAGTGCGCGTACCACTTCTGGACCTCGACGAGAACCTGCGAGCGGATCGAATCCATGTACGGGCCGGGGCACTCGGTCGACGACCACTCGTGGTGGTAGTGGACGTTGTCCTTGGTCGGCGTGTTCTTGATGACGTGAGCGAACAGCCAGCCCGCGAGACGAGCGGCTTCCTGCCACGTGACGTCGGCGACTTCCCAGTGGGGGTTGAACGTCTTGTCGGCCATCTCGATGGAAATGGACGACTCGTTGCCGCCACGATTGCCGACGGCCCAGGCGTACTCCTGGACCTGGACGTACTGGGCGACACGGCCCTGGGAGTCGACGTCGAAATGGGCCGAAGCCGGACGCGTCTTCCAGACGGAGAGGACGCCCGCGTGGGTGAGGTTGCCGCCGTTGTGGTGGAACGTGACGGAGGTCTTCTTGTACTTGGTGTGGGTGACGTGACCGGTCGCGCTCAGAGCGGCGATGAAGTCGGTGACGGGCTTGTCGTAAGCGATGGTCGCCATGAGGGCCTTTCCTTACCAGAGTTTCGTGTCGCCAGACTTACGTTCGACAATGGGCCTAGGAAGAAGGTTCTTGTCGCCGTAGTGAATGGCGTTGTGGGTCCGATGGGTTACCGCTATCAGGAATTCAGGATCCAGAATTTTCGGATCCCCTTCCTCAATGTCGGCTACAGACATCGGGTTCATGTGATGGATGTAGATGGTATCGTGAATTTCGTAGCCTTCAATTCCCATGTCGCATCCGTTGTCGCGGACGATGACATGGTGTCGAACGTTACGCCATTCTCTCGACGTGTAGAAACCTTGATTCATCCATCGGTCGAACCCGAAAGTTGTTGCGCCGACTTGACCGCGAAGAGCGAGGTACTCGAAGCGTTCTTCGAAAGTCTCGATCTTGCGAAGTTCCGAGTACGACCTAACTTTCATAGTCGTAATCAGATTCTTGTTCGACTCCGCTTTGATACGAGCGCATGGCGTTGATCGCCTCTGCTGTCAGTTCTTCCATGCGAGCTTGAGACCCAAGCGACTCGATCTTGGCGAGCTGGAGTTGGACTTCAGCTTCGAGCCTCTTCTGTTCGAGACGCTCGCGAGTAGATCCGAGCTTGAGGAAGTGAACAGTCTCGGTTGCCGAGGCCGTACCGTCCTTAAAACGCTCTTCCACGAGATCGTAGGCCAACGAAACCAACTGATCTTCTCGACCTTCGGGAGTCGTAGCCGGAGCGCTTCGTCGAGATAGACCAGACGTTGGTACCCGCGACTGATTACCCATGCTTCTGTACTCCTTTCAGTGAGTTCCAGATGAGTTTAAGATGGCTTCCGAGGCAACCCAGGGGTGAAACCTCCGGGAAAAACTCCCGCCGGGGGTATTTTTAGGAGGCGGGCGCCTCCCTTCCCAGATCGGAAGAGCACAG